TGAAGCCGGTAGCCGTCTTTGCCGAGACGTCCAGGTAGTCGCCAGGGGAAAGCCCTTGCGCGGTAAGGCTGACAGCAGGGGTTGCGTTGAACGGCGGCGAATAGCTGATAACCAGCCCGCCCGCGGGGACTGGAAGGTCATTTCCGCTATCAATGCGATCGGGCATGTCGATCACCACCTCAAGCTTGGAAACGTCGATCCAGTGCGAAGTCAGCTGGACAGATCCGCGCAACTGGAAGTCGAACAGGCGCGCGCGATAGTCGCCGACAACGAATGGCTTCCACGCCGACCAGACTGGTGGATCTGTGACATCCGAGGTTCGCACCCAGAGCGAAAGCGAGGCGCCGCTAGGCGGATCACCATCAATGCCGAGCAGTACATCGAAGTCCGCCACTGAGTCGATGTAGGTACCGTCGTCATACAGCGCGGCCTCTACATCAGCGGTCAGTCGGCAGTCATAGACGTAGCCGAGGTCCGTCGGCGCAGCGAAGCTGTACGTCGCCGACAGCAACGAGCCGCCGTACTTATCAATCTCGCCGAGCAGCGCATCGATATCCGTCACATCATCCACGAGCCCAGCACCCGACAGCTTCAGTACCCCCTCTGCAGCGGCTGCATTGACAGCCGCCCCGGTGAAGGCAGGCGACTCGGTAATGGTCAGTACCACGTTGGACGGCAGAGTTGCCTGCGCATCTGACCAGACTTCGGTGATAGGTCCGCCGACTCCCGAGGAGTCGACCGCACGCGCCAGGTACTTGCCCGGCAGCAAAGCCACCACGGACGACGTCGAGCGCCCCGCTACCTCGATCAGCGGCAACGCGGAGTCCCAAGTGGCAGAGGTATTGCGTGCATGACGAATGGCGATACTGCCGCCAAGCTTCACGTCCAGCTCTGGAACAGGGTCCCACGCCAGCGTTGCTACGCTGTTGATGACGTCCAGCCTCAGGCCGACTAGCGCTGTCGGTGGCGCCAGCAACGCCTGAGCGGTATAGGTCTGGATCGATGCCTCGCCGGAGAGTCCGAGCACGGACTTTGGCGTAACACGAACGGACCACAGGCCCGAGGATGCAGAATCGAAGTCGATGCTGGGCGTCGACACTTCACCGACATACTCCCAGTTCCCTCCCGGCTTCATTACCTCGATCTGATAGCGCATCGCCCGCGCCGACTGGGTCCAGCTGACCGACAGTCGCGCGGCAGCCAAACCGGTGCCGGTGTCATAGAGCGATTCGAAGAATGTCAGCTGACCGACTGCATCTGGCTTGCCCAGGTTGACGATGCTGGTCGGATTGTCGACGTCCGGTGTGCCGTACTCGACTTGGTTGAATTTATCGGGGTCAAACGCCACGGCGCTGATCGCGTACGTGCCTTCGTCGCCTTCGCTGATACCAATGACGCGAAACTTCTGCGTCTCCAGTGCAGCCGTCGAAAATGCCCATGGAGTTGTAGCCAGCGGCGTAGCGCCAAGCGGAGGTGATACTGCGATTGAAGTAGCCCCGGCTCCTACGGTGACCGCCGCTGTCGCACATGAGCCATCAGGCATGATCACCTTGACGAACCCAGCGCCCGCCACACCGATGGGATCGTCCAGCAGTAGAGTTGATGCGGTGCTCCCCGCCAAAAGCCGCCCACCATTGCGTGCGCCAGCCCTGAATGCATCCGCCACATCAACGATGTCGCCAGGAAGCGGGATAGCCCCATCTGCACCAGACGCAAAGGTGACCGCTTCGCTTTCGGCATACAACAACCAGCGACCCAAACGACGGGCCTGTCCGCGAGAGGTGCAGCCAACAGCCACAACGTCGCTCTGCTGGATACGCCCCCACTTGGCGATCAGCTCGGGACGCTCGACCACCTCGACCGTCTGCTTATATTGCTGGTTCGGGTCGTTCCAGGTGACAGCGGCGACGTTATAGCGCTGATCCGATGCGACCGACTGATAGCTAAAGTCGCCACCGACCACGTTTGAGTTGTTGAACAGGTATCGGCTGGAGCGCGGCGCGTCCTGCACCGCTGTCAACGTGCCGCCAGCCCAAAAGCAAATAGCGCGGAACACGGAAACCATGTCGTTTACCAGCTTCCAGGCGTCCTGTTGGGTGGTCAGCGCGAGGTTGCAGGTAAAGCGCGGCTCCAACCTGCCGTAACCGTTTGGGACCATCGCATCGCAATACTGGGCGATGTTGTACAGCGACCACTTATCAACCAGCGCCGTATCGAGCAACCCGCCCAGCCCATAGCGGGTGTTGGTCAGCATGTCGTACCAGACCCAGGCCGGATTATCAGACCAGGCACGCTTGAATGCGCCACTCCAGGAACCGCTGTACGTGCGCGTCGCGGGGTTGTAGTTGCTTGGAACCAGAATCTTGAGTCCGCGCACCATGAAGGCCATGCGCGGAATGCTGGCGAACTGCTGAGCATCAATGCTGACGCCGCACAGCGCAGTGTTCGGATAGCGCAGCTTCTCGTCCCACAGAAGCGTAAACGAGTCGAAAAAAGTTCGGTTCTGGACCGTAGAGCTGGTCGAATCGCCCCCCATTCGGGTTGCCCGGATATAGCGCGGCAAGCCGCCAGATACCGGCAAACGCAGATAGTACGAAAACTGCGTGCGGCTCATGGTTTTGCCATTGATCAAAATGTCTTCGCACAGCTGATACCAAGCGCCGCTGCCCAGCTTGGCCTCGAGGCGGAAAATCGCTGAAGACCCGCCTGTGTCACCGTTCTGTGTGTTCTGTGAGAACAGCTGCGGAACACTGACAGTCACCCGGACTGCATCAGCATCGGTGTCAGTGATGGCGCGCTCGATGGGAACCCATCCTTTAAGCTCGACGCCAACCGACTGCTCGGCCTCAAGCCCGGTAATCGGCATATAGCCCTGCCACTGGGTGCCGGTGCGCGTATCGATGCTGACGCTGGAAAAGTTGTAGCTGCTGTCGGAGTTTTGCAGCGGTACATCGTCGAAGAAGATCCCTTGGTCGCCACCGACAATGCCATCAATCTCCCCCTCGCAGATTGCGTGCAGCACCCGCACATGCTGACGCGAACGCAGGCTGTCCGGAGCCTCTACAGCGGCGCGCACGGTGCCGCTGCTACTGCTACCGCCTTTCCCGCCCCCCTTTCTACCGATAATTACTTCGCTCATACCGGTAGAGCCTCCGACCAGGTGCCGACGGTGATAACGCTGGAGCCGACCAGCATCTGGCCGTAAACAACGGGCACGGGGAGGCCCTGCTGTGTCGAGTTGAAGGCGCCATTAAAGAGGTAGCTGGGCTTATTCTCGGTGGTCGCTTGCTCTTGCTGGTTAGGCGTTTTCGGCGTGGGCGTGAGCATCTGTGCTACACCACCTGCGACCATGCCTATGCCAATGCTGACCGCCCATGGCTGCTCAAAAATCGCACCAACAACGATAAGCGCAACACCTACGACCGTTTGAAAGAGTCCACCTCTTTTACTACCTGAAATGATCGGCACAATACGTATTTCAGTCGTTCCGCCCAGAGTGAAGTTGTCCTCTCCGATATTTTCGCGGTTACGGAAGATCGCGAAGCGCACGCCAAGGCGCGACAACCGCATGATCTCATCCGCAAAACCTTCGACGGCGTGCTTCATGGCGCTCAAGGCTTCGCGGGCCTCGCCACTTTCAAGCAACTTCTCATGCTTACGGCCAAATTTCTGAGCCAGGCTGCCGGAGAGTTTGATAGTGACCATTGATTGGCGATTGGCTGCGATCGTCATACTTTTCTCCAGACAATAAAAAACCGCCCGGAGGCGGTTAGTAGTTGGGTAGCGAATCACTGAGTTCGCGTTAATCGAAGACTGCCATCAGAAGGCAATAGAATCCTATACGCCTCCGCGGCCCCCGGCTTTAGATCAGAGCTCTGCGACGTGGCAATGTCTGGACACATTCCTGAACCTGTTTCGAGTCGGAAGAAATATGAGCCGGGTGGCAATGTCAGGCGGATGAACTCACCTTGACGAATCGAAAAAGCTTTCACGTTGTTCACAAAAACGTCGTGGCTACATCCTGATCCATAAAAGCCTGAATCACGAAGGAATGTGACATTTGCGACGTCAGAATTAACTGTCGAGTTACCATCAACCATTGACGCCTGGTAAATTCTTTCACTTGGAATGCGCTTGGCTGTTTGCTCCGTTACAGGAGAGGTTGAGCACCCGGCCAGAGCGATCAACGCCATGGCCGTCAGAATCTTCCGCATGTTGTGCCTCCTTGTGTTTCGGTGACTCTAACAGGCCGGATGCGCACAAATACAGGGCCTATCGCGTGTAACGCAAGATATGGTTGCTGTACGAATCGCCAGTAACGCCGCGTAGAGTTTCAGTAGTAGCTTCGAGTGCTGTACACCTCAACCATGGAGCGGTCATGTCAATCAGAAGCCTCGTTAAAAATCTCCCAAAAGACCCCGACAACTTCAACTCTGTACTCGGCTGGGGCGTGGCTCAGGCGAGCCCATGGAAATTCGTCGACATATACGCATCAAAGGATGCCGCCGAGGCTGAAGCATCTAGCCGTGGCCCCGGATTTTCTGTTTCCTATGGCTCGCACCGAATAGGCACAGATGACTTTGTGGGAGGGCTCATACCTCCGAGTTAAGGCCGCTCGACACGGCCTCGCGAAAGCTGATCTTGCAACAGCCGGACACAAGCTCTGCCGTCAGGCCAGGCTTTCCTTCGTACGACCTCCGAAAGCCAGGACCGCCAGGCCCTACCTTTCCGGAAAGCTTCAATCGATCGATCTCTACTGAACCATCAAGAATGGCGATTTCAGCATCAGCACCGCAGATCACCCCGCCCGACATGGTGATCAGATCATTGATAGTCAGCATGTAGCTCTGGCTGGTTTGCATACTCTTCTCCTGCGGCCTCGCCGCATCAATTTGACGGTTGTTGGCCCTTGTAGCGCATGATATGCGTCGTGCACTCACGGTAGGCGCGGCCATAGACCTCGCGACAGCTCAGGCGGCCGTAGAGGTGGTGCAGCAGCACGTCGCCCTCCAGCCAGATAGCACCATGACACGGTGTCGGGCTGCCGATGGCCATGACGATCAAGTCGCCTTGCTCTGGCGTATCGACTGGGACGAAGCCGGTCCGGGCGAAGTTGTCGACATACAGGTTCTCGCCGTTATGCCACCAGTCGTCCTTGCGATGGAAATCCGGAAGGATTATTCCGAGCACCTGTCGGTAGTAGTCGCGCACAAGGGTGTAGCAGTCGATGACACCGTGGACGAACACACGGCCTTCCAGCGGTAGTTCGCCGGCGGCCGGCATCTCATGCCAGGTTGCAGCGCCATCCTTCAGCCCGACAATCCACCAGGTCATGCGACTGGCAGCATGACTGGCAATGTCGTGCAGGCTTGGCTCAGGCCCGGCGTCAGGATGCGAGTGCACGACGGTGATGATATCGCCCATATCCTCGGCGGCCGCGTAGTCCTCCGGATGCAGGATAAAGTGATCCGGCTCTTCGGACTGGTTGCGGCATGGCACGTAGGACGGCTTCCCACGCACGCTGACTATCAGGCCCACGGCTTCGCGCGGGTACTCGGCAAGGGCGTGCGCCTCGGCGTCAGCTCGGCACTTATTGAATACTTCACTCATGGTCACAACCTCGGTACGCGGGCAATGCCCGGGAAGCAGCCGATAGGAAGCTCGCCATTCTCCCCAAAACGTTTCTTGCAGCCCCTCATGGTCCGACTGCATTGGTCCTTGGCGGGATCGCTGGTTGGATTGTCGGCATAGTCGGCCACCGGGCCGCCGGCGTAGCTGCACTCCCCCGAGCGGTACGCCCACAGGCAAGTGCCGGCCTCCACCTGGCGGCGCGGGAGCTTGACGCCCTGCAGATCAAGCGGTGAACCAAGTTCGAACTCAATAGCGGCCGGCGTTTCGTTGGCCTTGCGCGTGATGATCCACGTTTCAACCGGGTACTCTTCGGCCGGGCTGGCCGTAGGGTTGCCGGCGGAGAAGTTCGCGGCGTCTAGGTACTTGACCAGCGTGCGGCGGCGCTTGAGTTTCGCCGCAAGCAGGTCTTCATATTGTCGGCACAGCGCCGAGATGGTGCCGCCGAAGTTGCCGACCTGCAGTTTTGGCCGAGCCGGCGACCCCTGGCTGGGCGTAGCGAACTCGGTTCCGTTGAGCGGCCAAGGTGTGTAGACGTTCCCCTGCCAAACAACCGAGCCAAGCGTTTCGTTCACGCCCGCATGAAAGCGAAGCGTCTGGCCAGGCAGTACCAGCTCGAAGCCTTCCCAGATAGCGAGCCCTGTTGCCAGCGAAAGCTGACCTTGAAGTGCACTCACTCAAACACCTCCTCAAAGGTTCCTGACAGACCGTCAACACCCTTTGCGATGTTGGTGCGCGTCCATTCTCGGCAGACGAATTGCCCAGCCGATTGGCCGGAATGCGTGTAGGTGAAAGCCTCGATAGCGCCCCGAGCCTTAAGGAATGCATCAATGGCTTCGATCTCCGCCTTGGGCCGCTTGAAGGTCAGGGCGAGCTTGCGCGGCTGTCGGTTGATACCGGTTCCCTGCCGCTGCTCGTACCCATCGCCGAACTTGATGACCTTGACCGTCGGGGTGATCGTCTTGGTGGCGTCGTAGGT